ACAAGAACATTACAAGCATTGGGTTTAAAACAAGAAGAAAGATGGTTAGCAAAAAGATTTATGTACACATTTCTCTATGGTGGAGGTGGAAAGAAACTAGGTGAAGTTATGGGTACAACAACAGAAGAAGGTTTTAAATTAAAAGATAAGTTTTTAAAAAAGATACCTGCATTAAAACAATTAGTAACTAAAGTACAAGAAGTTGCAGCTAACGGAGACATTGGTGCACTTGATGGTAGACGAGTATTTTGTAGGTCACAGCATAGTGCATTAAATAGTTTATTACAAAGTGGTGCTGCAATAGCTAGTAAGTATTGGATAGCTGAGTGTGAATCATTTTTAAATGATGATTGTAAATTAGTTGCGTGGATTCATGATGAATTAATATTAGAAGTCAAAAAAGGTAAAGAAGATTTTATTAAACAAGAAGTAATAAAAGCTATCGAAAGAGCTGGAGTTAGATCTAAACTAAGAGTTCCACTTACTGGAGATAGCAACATTGGCCATACCTGGAAAGCAATACATTAGTAGAAATTTAAGCGGTAGAATTTTAACACGCGGTTATACAGAAAATGGTTGGACTTATTTAGATTTGCGAACTCGTAAAAGTAGAGTATCTGAACGTTGGGTTAGATCTAGTTATTATAAAATTATTTGTATAACACAAGCTTGGCAAGCATCACAGCGCAGAGCTAAAAGAAAAAATTTAAAACATACAATTACATTATTACAGGTTATTAAATTATATCCTAAAGACCACAAATGCCCTGTGTTCAAAACACCATTAGTGTTTGGTGGTGGTCTAAATAAATTTTCCCCGTCATTAGATAGAATTAACAATTTAAAAGGTTACGTTAAAGGTAACGTACAATGGATTTCAGCACGAGCTAATAGTTTAAAACGAGATGCGACTGCAGAAGAACTATACACACTTGCAGACTACATATCAACAATCAACAAAACAACAATATGAAAAATGTATTATTAATAGATGGTGACATACTAGCTTATACAATAGCTAGTAATAGTGAAAAAGCTATAAACTGGGGTGATGATTTTTGGACATTACATACAGACTTTAATGAGTGCAAAAGTAAAGTACAAGATTATTTAAAAAATATAACTAATAATTTTAGTGCTAAAAAACTTTATATATTTTTATCTGATACTAATAATTTTAGAAAACAAATATATCCAGCATACAAATTAAACAGAACTAATAAAAGAAAACCAACTTGTTTACGTGAAATAAAAAGATATTTATTTGAAGAGCACGAAGCTATTAGTGAGCCTAGATTAGAAGCTGATGATTTAATGGGTATATTTGCTACTGATCCAAATATTAAAGGTAATAAAATAATTGTATCTATAGATAAAGATTTAAAAACTATACCAGGAAATATATCCATAGATTTAGAAACAGTAGAAAAGATAACTAAAAAGAAAGCCCAGTACAATCATGCTTTACAAACTTTGTGTGGTGATAGTGTTGATAACTTTCCGGGAGTACCAGGTATTGGACCTGTAAAAGCAGCTCAAATACTTAATACTAAAAATTTGTGGTCAGCAATAGAAGAGTCTTTTATTAAAGCTAAGTTAACAAAAGAAGATGCACTACTACAAGCAAGACTAGCTTACATACTGCAGCATGGTGACTATGATTTTAAATCTAAAAAAATAAGAATGTGGAGGCCAAGTGTCTAATCCAACAGATCCAAAACACTACAATCAATTAAAAATCCAACCAAGAGATTATATAACAGCTAATAAACTTGATTATAATGAAGGCAACGTTGTCAAATATGTTTCTCGTTGGCGTTCTAAAAATGGTTTAGAAGATTTATTAAAAGCTAAAAATTATTTAGACTATTTAATAAAAACTGAACAAGCCAAAAAACCTAACAAATAGTAGCATGTTTAGATAAAAATAAACAATTTATGGCTAAAAACGAAGAGTTTACGTTACCACTTAAAACAGACGATTTGATTAAAGAATTAGACAAATTATTCCCAGATCAATGCGCTGATTTAAAAGAAAGTGAACGAATGATATTTTTTAAAAGTGGTCAACGATCGGTCGTAGATTTTTTAAAATCAAAACAAACAGACAATATATTAAAGAGGAAATAAATTATGTGTGCACCTAGAAGACCAAGACCGCCAGCGCCACCGCCACCAGCTCCGGCTCCGGCTCCTGAAAAAGAAAAAGTTGATACACCTACACCAGTTTCAGATTCACAAATACCTGAATTAGATTTAGCAATTGAAACTGAGGGTGAACAAAAAGCTAAGAAAAAGAAAGCAAAAAAACTTGGCAAGAAGTCTTTAAGAACTGATGTAATGACCGCTGGTAACACTGGTCTAAATATACCATCTTAATTAACTAAATTTAATGGAACAAAAAAATAATAATTTAAGTAAATTATACGATAAGCTATCTGTCAAAAGAGACGAGTTTTTAGATAGAGGACGAGAGTGTGCTGAGTTAACTTTACCAGCTATACTCCCACACGAAGGATTTGGTAGTAGTGATGACTTATATACACCATATCAATCTGTAGGTTCTAGAGGTGTTAACAACTTAGCATCAAAATTATTATTATTATTACTTCCACCAAATGCACCATTTTTTAGATTAAGTTTATCAGGTAAAGTTAGAGAAGAATTAGAGCAAGACCCTAAATTAAAAACTAGTGTAGAAAAATCTTTAGCTAAAATTGAAAGAGAAGTAATGAATGCTATTGAACAGAGTGCATTACGTGTGCCTGTCTTTAGTGCATTAAAACATTTAATTATTACTGGTAATGTTTTAGTACATTTTCCAAAAGATGGGCAAATGAAAATTTATCCATTAAGTCAGTATTGTATTAAAAGAGATAGTCAAGGTAATTTATTAGAAATAGTTATCAAAGAAAGTGTATCACCATTAAGTTTATCAGTTGAAGTAAGAGCTGCTTGTCAGGTTACAGATGCAGATGAAGAAATAGATTTATATACTTGTATTAAAAGACAAGAAGATGGAAAGTACTCAGGCTATCAAGAGTGTAACAAAGTAGAAATACCAGGTAGTTACGGAACTTATAAAGAAGATGATTTACCGTACATACCACTTCGTATGATTAGAGTGGACACTGAGGACTATGGGCGATCATATTGTGAGGAGTTTCTTGGAGACTTGAAGTCGATCGAGGGTTTATCTAAAGCTTTATTAGAGTCTGCAGCAGCATCTTCAAAAGTAGTGTTTATGGTTAAACCAAATGCGTTAACTAAAAAAAGAGATTTAGTTGAATCTGATAATGGTGATATTATTACTGGTGTAAGAGATGATGTTGCAGTTTTACAAACTGAAAAACAATATGATTTACAAATAGTTGAAAGAACTATTAATACAATAGCAGAAAGACTTTCTTATGATTTCTTATTACAAAGTGCAGTAACAAGAGATGCTGAAAGAGTAACTGCAGAAGAAATAAGAAAACTTGCAAATGAATTAGAGTCAGCTTTAGGTGGTATATATTCGTTGTTGTCACAAGAATTACAATTACCTTTAGTTAACTTACTAATGAAAAGATTATCTGCAAAACAGATGATACCTAAATTACCAAAAGGAAGTATACAACCAACAATTATAACTGGTGTAGAAGCTTTAGGTAGAGGTAATGACTTACAAAAATTAAGAGAATTTGTTCAAGATATGACTGCGTTAGCTGGAGTAAATCCACAAGCAGCTGAATTAATTAATATTAATGATTTAATAACTAGAATCGCTACTTCACACGGTATTGATACTGAGGGATTAATCAAAGATGAAGAGCAATTAGCACAAGAACAACAACAAGCTCAAGCCGATCAAGCAGGTCAAACTGCTATTAATCAAGGTATGGGTGCTGCAATTCAAGGTGCTGTTGACGGAGTTAGAGATGGTTCAGTAACTCCTGAACAAATATCACAAGCTGTACAGCAAATACCAGGAGGAAATTAATGGTAGAAAAAGTACAGGTGGAAACACCAGAACCAGTAGAACCAAAAGTTGAAGCACCTGCTGAAACTACTACTGAAGAAAAAGTTGAACAACCTAATGAAAAAATATTAGGTAAATTTGATACACAAGAAGATTTAATTAAATCGTATCAAGAATTAGAAAAGAAAATTAGTCAGCCTAAAACAGAAGACAAAGGTCTTGAAATAGAAGCTAAAGCTGAAGAAGCGGTAGCTAAAGCTGGTTTAGATATGACAGCACTTCAAAGTGAATATGATACTAATGGTGAGTTGTCAAAAGATAGTATTGATAAATTAACATCTGTTGGAATCGATAAAAGTATAATTGACGCTTATATTGATGGCCAAGCTGCTTTAGCACAAAATATAGAAACGGATATTAAAAATACTGTTGGTGGTAATGAACAGTACAAAGGTATGATGGAGTGGGCTAAAGAAAACTTAAGTGCAGAAGAAATATCAGCTTATAATAATACTGTTAATAGTAGAGATGTTGCGTCAGTTAAGTTGGCTGTAACAGGATTAAAAGCTCGTATGGACGCTGGAAAAGAACCTAATTTAGTGCAAGGAAAAGCATCAACAACATCTAATGGTTTTGAGTCTTGGGCTCAAGTTACAGAAGCTATGGCTGATCCAAGATACACTAAAGACCCTGCGTACCAGGAAGAAGTACAAAGTAAACTAAGCAACAGTAATCTATAGGAGAGACTATGTATAAATCAAAAGGTAAAAAGAAAAAGACTTTGACAAAGAAACAAAAAACTTTGCCAGCATTTTTAAAAAAGAAAATTAAAAAAGCTAAGAGGTAGTAATGGCTAAAAAAGGACTCTATTATAATATTAATAAACGTAAAAAAGCCGGCACTTCTAGACCTAAGTCTAAAAGTACAATATCAAAGAAAGCCTATTCAAATATGAAAAAAGGTTTTCCTAAAAAGAAAAAATAAGTGGTAGCTAAAAAATACCAAAGTCCTTCTGGCGGCTTAAATGCTGCCGGAAGAAAACACTTTAATTCTAAAGGACATAAACTTAAAGCACCTGTAACAGGTAAACCTAAAGCAGGTTCAAAAGCTGCAGGAAGAAAAAAAAGTTTTTGTGCTCGTATGAGTGGAGTTAAAGGACCAATGAGAAAAAATGGCAAGCCTACTAGAAAAGCTTTAGCTTTGCGTAAGTGGAAATGCTAAAAATAGTTGTGCGACCTTATTAGGTGGCAACTGAGCAAACATAATTAGATAATAAAACTTGGCCGTCTGCGGACGACAACCCTGAAAATAAAACAGAAAATGTTTCTCTTTAATTAATAACAAACATAATAACAAATAGGAGTATATTATGGCAAATGCAACACCTGCTAGTATTGGACGAGTAAATGCTAGTGGATCAGAAGATGCGTTATTTCTTAAGGTATTTTCGGGCGAAGTTCTTACAGCGTTCGAAAGATCTAGTGTAACGCAAGGAGCAGAGATGGTTAGATCTATCTCTAACGGTAAGTCAGCTTCGTTTCCAGTAATGGGAAGAATTGATGCGGCATACCATACACCTGGCGCTGAGATAGTTGGAACAGATGTGAACCACAATGAGAAAGTTATTACAATTAACGATCTTTTAGTAAGTTCCGCTTTTCTAAGTAATATCGAAGAAGCTAAAAACCATTGGGACGTTCGTTCAAGTTATAGTAGCGAAATTGGCCGAGCTTTAGCTTTCCAAAAAGACAAACACGTTTTGCAAACTATTGGACAAGCAGCACAAGCATCAGCTAACATCACTGGTGGAGATGCAGGAACAGTATTAACTAATACTGGTATTGCGTCAGCAACAGCAGCGACAGCAGCAAACGCAATGATTGATTCATTGTTCGATGCAGCTTCAAACCTAGACTCTCACTACGTTCCAAAAGAAGGG